AATTACTTCTTTTGTAATATCTTTTTTAAGTTTAGCTTTCTTTTCAAAGGTTTGGTTGCGCTCAATCTTAGCTTTGATGAGTTGTGCTACCCAATAATGTTTACGCGAAGGTAGTCTAAGCGACTGCTCTTTAATATTGAAATCATCAAGCACGAGATCTTTTCCAACCTCTTCAATATACTTCTTTAGCAATTCCACATATATAGATTAAATAACTATATGGAGAAATCAATAGGTAAATTTGCTAAATATTTCAAAAAACTACTTGATGAAGATATGACCGCTGGTGACGCTGGTGTAGGTAGTACCGGTGGCTTTTCACCAGATAATATTAGCTCTAGCGATTTTTATGCTCCTGGTGATTCTAGGACACCGTTTCCTATCTTTGGTAAGGGTAAAGTACTTAAGAGAAAACTTAAAAAGAAAAAGAAAGCTAAAAAAGTTTATTTACCTGGTGAAGATGCAGAAGAAGCAATGTGTCCTGATGCATGTTGCGGCAAACCAGTAAGTGAGTGTAAGTGTGGTCCTGATTGCCCACATTGCGATTGCTACGAAATTAATAATGGATGATTTAGGTCATTGGACTTGCGAAGAGCAATGGGACGAATTACCGTTTGGGTTTGTTTACATAATTACAAACCTTACCAACGGTATGAAATATATTGGCAAAAAGCAAATTGTCAAAAAAACTAAAAGACCTCCTTTAAAAGGTAAGAAGCGTAAGAGAACTGTTGTTGGAGAGTCAGATTGGAAAACATATACAGGTTCATCAGATAGACTTAACAAGGATATTGAAGAGTTAGGTAAAGAAAATTTTAAATTTGAAATTATTCGTAGTTGTGGTAATAAGAGTGAACTGGCTTATATGGAAACATTTTATCAATTTCAGTCAGAAGCATTAATTAGAGAAGATTATTATAACGGTATTCTTAATGTTCGTATTGGCAAGGTTAAATTTACAAAATCTCCACCAAAACTCTTGCTAACTTAAATTCAGATCTTATAATTCGGTTGTATAAATACGAATGTAAGGGAATGCCAGTAAACACAAGCAAGACTGAGTTAAGAAGTTATTACGACATGGAAAATAATGTCGAGTACATTAATTTAACACCGTATTTGGAGCATTCCCATCAAGAATATAATTACTTCGTAGTAGAAAATGAGTTAACTAATCTCAAACAACGAGAAAAGCAAAAGCTTGGCATACATTTTATTTTAAAGGAGATTTTACTAATATGTCAAATGTCAAAACGTAAAAAGTGCTTTTACTATCATGAAGATGATCAATTTATAAAAGAGAAGCAACTAATTAAGAGTATATTTAGAGTACTACCATCACAAGTCATCTACGGACAGCTTTCTTTTGATAACTTTTTAGTAACTCAGCGTGAGTATGAATTGTTTACACCAGTAGATACTAGTAAGATATCGTGGAAACGATTCAAAAACTTTCTAAAAAAGAACGACCTCACTGCTATTGAGGAAAAATTTACTAAAGATATTAACGTGAAATTGTCGCTAATACATTAAATATTAGCATGAGCAAGTTTCTTAAGTTGGTACAGGAAAACACTCCTGGTGACGATACTATTGAGGTATTGTATAAGTTAAAAGAGATCCTTGGTTTAGGTTCTAAGATAGATACATACAGTGGTAAAGATCTTTTAATTGTACCATTAGGTGATGGCCGTACAGCAACTCTCGAGCTTACCGGTATTAGTAAGGCTGAAAGTGAAGAAGCAGATGCTATTGAAGATCAGGAAATGCGTGTTGATGACGAAAAAGTCAGACAAGCAAAAAAAGTAATTGATGCTGCAGAAACAATTACTGGTGTTAATGACCCACGTCGTCGCTTAACTGGTATAGGTAATCCAAAAAAGAATGTTGAAAAGGCAGTAGGTGACATGTACAACAAGGTTGCTAAGAAAGTTAAAGAATTTGCAAATCAATTTTAATATGAAGACTTTAGATATATTTAAAAAGTATGAAGCTCTCTATAATGAGGAAATAGCTCCAGAATCAGATGCAACAGATATTGCAGAACAACCACCTGCACCACAATCTGTATCTGCAGAAGGAGAAAAATTCTTAGCAGATCTTTTAGTTAAGGCATTTTTACATGAACCAGATGCTAGTGGAGCGCAGACAGCTGTTGATTTACAAGCTAAAGTTGATGAGAATCCTAAAGAGGTTATCGAGACTATTGGTAGCTTAGTAAAGATAGGCCCTGTCGATTTAAAAGATACGCTTGCACAAGCTTAAGGAACATTTATATAAGAAAGCCATGGACAGGAATATTGAAGACATTTATTTAAAATTAATTTCTGGTAAGTTAAATCATTCTTCACCAAAAACGCTTGAGGGGTTGTATGAAGATGTTACAGAAGATATGTTCTACACTGGCCGTGGTGGAGAGCTTAAACCTGCGACCGCTAAGCAAAGAGAAAGAGCTGCAGCTAAAGCCGGTGATGATGCACCTAGTTATGTTTTAGATGATGACGATATCGAGGCATTTAAATCACTCGATCCAAAAGATCAAGCTCGTGTTAAAAAATTTATTCAAGGTAAAGCTCATCGCGATATTGTTAAGTCAACATTTAAAGGTCAAACGGAAGAAATTGAGCAGGCATATAGAATACTTATGAGTTCTGACATGTCTAGCGATGAAGTGGAAAGTGTCATTCAAGATGTTAATCAAAATAAAGCTGTTAATACTGAAAAGCTCACTAAAGTTGGTAATTACGCTCCTTTAGAGATTTTTGGAAGTGAAGCAGATTGGGAAGCATATCAGCAACTTATGCCTGTCGGTGTTGGTAAACTTCAGCAAGGACCTGGTGAAGTTGCTTTTGCAATGCTCTCGAAAGATGTTGATGAGCAGACAAAAGGAGATATTAGCATTAAAGGTGAATTATACGAACTTAAATTAAATGGAGGTCGTATTTCTGATAAGGCTGGTCCTAATCCTGAAGCAATTAAAAAGATTTTAGCTAACTATCTTGGTAGTAGTGTGATGGATTATTTTAAAGATAAGCAATCTCTCAATACAACTGAATTTGCAGGTTGGGTTAATAAAGCAAAAGCTGAAGGTATCGAAACTGCGCCAATGATTAAAGAAATATATTCCCAAATTCTTAGTCCTGAATATGCAGATAAGATGGTACAAGCTTTTCAAGGCGATCAAGTTGATCCTCAGGAAATTCTCAAAGCATTTAAAGAGCATAGTTTTGATTACTACAAATCAACCAAGACTGGTGGAGAGGGTGCTTGGAATAAATTAATTGGTATTAACACGAAGCATGCAAATGGGTCGATTGCAGTGGTAGAAACTGGTGCACAGTTTGCAAATACACCTATGCAAACGTCAAATCCAGCAATTGTACGTACAAAGTCTGGTACTCGTGAAAATTACATCGAATTTAAGCCGCTACAAGGATAAGGAACTCTAATATAATTAATTGAATGGAAAGATTTAAGGAATATTACCAAAATTCACAACTTCTTACCGAAGCTAAGGCGAATACCCACCTAACTCACCTAGAAGAACTGGTTTTAACCAAGGGAGAGAGGGGATACGACGTAGCTCGCAATATGATTGGTAATCTTCTTTCCAAATTACAGGGAAAATCCAAGAGAAGTGTCAATACTTCAGTGAAATGGGATGGTGCACCTGCTATTTTTGCAGGAAAGCACCCAGAAACAGGTAAATTCTTCGTTGGTACTAAGTCAATCTTTAATGCTGAGCCTAAAATTAACTATACTGATGCAGATATTGAGATGAACCATGGTCATGCACCTGGTCTTGCTGATAAGCTTAAGAAAGCTCTCAAATATCTTCCAAAATTAGGTATCAAAGGCATTCTTCAAGGTGATTTCATGTTTGATTCATCTATGCTTGAGACAGTAATGCAGGATGGAGTTAAGCATATTGCATTTAAACCTAATACAATTAAGTATGCTGTTGAAGCTGACTCAGATTTAGGTAAAGAAATTGCTAATTCTGTATTTGGTATTATTTTCCATACTGGTTATAACGATTTAAACTCAGCTCCTCAGTATGGTATTAGTGTTAAAGGTCTTAACAAGGTACCTGGTGTATGGGTTGATGATGCAGTATTTACAGATGCAACCGGTACAGTTACATTAACAACAGATGAAGCTAAGCAAATTAGAGATATTGCTAAGACTGCTGATAGTATCAAAGTCAACTACAAAGA